GGATGGGACACGCGGAAACGATGATCAAGGACATGATGCGTTTACAGATTATCTTGCTGCATTGAGGACCATAGGCAAGGATTTATCAGACGTGGCGCAATGGGTTGTCGTACAGGGAGCAAGTGCGAACGAATGGGCAAAAGATAAAGGCCACGATCCTAAAGGTGGAATAGTGGCCTTACGTTTGTGCCTAGATGCACTTGGTGATGTGTTTGGTATGCCTAGAGGGTGAGGCAGAAAGATTTTTTACCAGTTGAAATAAAATATAATTCAGACCCAATAGTTGATAAGGAATTATTCATTTCAGCTATTTTTTTAACTTCATAGTCTGGTATTTCTTCTTTATCATCAAGCTTCTTTAAAATTTTACTATTTAAACTAATTCGTAATTTTCTTAAAACCTTTTGAGCTGTTTCAATATCCTGTTTAGTCATAGTTTATTTTCCTTCTCTTTTTGTAAAATAGTCACTTCAGTTTTTAACGCTGCAACTTGAAACGTTAATTTTTCAATTCTTGTTGCCGCGTCCATTATATCGCGTGACAACTTTGGTAGTTCTTGCTCAAGGTCTGAGGCAAAGCTAGTTAGTCTGTTAATGCTTACTTGCATTTTCTCGATCTCTCATGTGCAATGCGTCCTAGCTTGTTGGCTAATGTGTCTAGATCAACAGCCTGGATACGATCATTGTCTGCTAATACGCTATATAAAATCTTGCACACCATCGAACTAGGTAAGGCTCTTGCTGCACGTTCTAACAATATGATTGGCGCTGTATATGGCCTTACATATAACGCTTTAGGTCTACGAAAGTGGATCATTGTTTAACCCTTGTCCCATTCGTCGGGATCTATTTTGGTAGCCTCATCACGAATACAAGCGTTTAAATCTTTGATTGCAGCATTGCGTTTTTTACTTGGTGATAGGTGTTCGTAATCACTGCTATCCAAGTCAAAGAATGTGCACGATGCTTCCGATACACTAAAGATGTAAGGACGTTTTAGATATACGCCAATGCAATATGGCTCGTCCATAATATCGTCTATAATATGTTGGTACTTTTTGTTAATAATGTTTATTCCTGTTTTCATCTTGTCACCTACGTTAAAATTGAGATTGCAACAAAGAACGCTGCAAATATTAGGATTGCACTCACCCATTCAGTGAGCGCAGTTTGTTTGATTATGCTTATGAGTTCAGAGAGAGGCATTTATGCGGCCTCTTTCATTACTATTGTTGACGAACTGTTAAGAATAAATTGAGAAGCTTTCTCAGCTAGACTGCAAGCTTTCTGGATAGCTTTTGGTTCATCTTTTAAACACTGCATCCAATTATTAAGATAGATTGCATGGTCTTCTCTTGGTGTAGCTTCAACGCCAGTGATGCCACTAAGCATGGCACCACCTAATTCGGCTACTAATTCCTCAAATGCGTATTTATCAGAACCAAAACGAGTATTAAGCTTTCTATCTTCTCTTGTCTCGTGGCCTGTCCAGTGCACAAGCTCATGAAACAATGTCCCATAATAACCTTGTGCATCATTAAATTGTGCTTTGTTTGGCATATGGATGGAGTCAGTTGACGGTCTATAAAATGCACTGTTTGAATTATCTAAAGTAATGTCAGCGCCAATGGAATTGATGAACCGGTCAACATCTTTAATATCGTTCCATTGTTGATCGAACTCTTCAATGTCCTCTTCTAACCAAGAACCATCCCAATTTTCCACTTGGTCACTATTAAAGACAGTATAAACCTTAGCGCATGGTAAAGCTTTGTCTTTGTCTGTATCCTTATCTTTTACAACTACTGTTGTATAAAATATCACTTTGTAACCTTTAGAGCCTTTTTTGACATTAGCACCTAAAGATTTCCATTGTTTAAAAGTTCCGAATACTGGTGAGGTGTGACCCTGAAGTGCTATTGATAATCCCAGGCTAATTCTGTTGATACCAGTGTAAGGTCTTTTCCTTGCACTTACTGGTTGGCCATGAGCTCTAACTGCATCTTTCCAGGGCTTTGTCCAGTTTGTGCCATGCTCATTCATCATACCAATGACAGTTTGAGCTATTGCATTTAATGCTTCATTTGTTTTTGACATTATGACACCTCTTCAATTTCATCTTGTAATTCTGAAAGAGCGTCTTGTGCTGATACAAAAAGCGTTGCATATGCAATGCGGCAAGCAATAGAGCCAAATGTGTCACCATCTTGAGCAATGCCGCCACAATCTTCTAGGTATTCTTCACCTCTATGGGTAGGGTGTTCAGCGCAGAATTGTATTGCCTTGCCGTAATAAATGCTGATTTCATGACCGTCACATATTTCGTGTATTCTGTCGCAAGCTTCATCAAAGCACTTTGTATCTTCATAAGCTTCTTTGGCAATTTCTGTTGCTTCTTTATATAAATTCATCTGTTTATCTCCACACTTAATTTATTCAGATATGAATAATATAATAGCAATAGAATATAAAAGTCAACATACTAATTGAATATTTTATTCATTTAACTATAAATAAAGAGAATAAAAAATAAATAGTGAGGTAAATCAGTTGGTTAACGAGATTAAGAATAGTTCTGGGCGTCCAAAAGGTAGCGGAACAGGTCAGCAAATAACCGCAAGATTGCGAAAAGAGATCTATTCCGCGCTACATATTACAGAAAAACGCGGCAAACCTGTTGACATACTCATTGCTGATCAGTTGGAAAAGGACGCAAGTGGCACAATATCCAAGCTATCAAAGCTTTTACCGCAAGATGTCAATGTAACTGGCGCGGGTTCTGAGTTCGCATTAGCGTTGCAAGATGTAGCCTCTCGTATAACTGAGGCAAACCGCATTTTAGATGCTAAAGAAATACATTTACCTGAGCAGGGTAAAGGTCAAGACGTGCAAGATGCTGATATTATTGAGCATTTTAATTTTACTTCGGAACCAATGGAAGAAAATGTTCCAAAACCTAAGAAAAAACCAGGCAGACCACCGAAATTTTTATCAAAATCGCGTTGACCCCTCCCTGCAAAAAATCGCGGTGGCGTGTATATATGTATATACCCCCATACATACTCGACTAATATATTCACAAAGGCATATTGACAGAAGCCTTCATAACTGCTAGATGAATATACAATGGGTTATTACCCATTAGTGATAGGTTTATTTCAGATGCTTGTACCTTTCCTATTTTGACGAATACTTGGTACTGCTCGTGGCCCCTGTGAGACAGATCCACACCTGTTTTGCGGGGGTTTATTTTTCCACCACCCCCCCCTTGGTGGCGATTTCAACGTAAAGTACCGTATGCACCAAAAAAATTCTGTTAAATCCACGTCCGACATTTTGCTTCAGCTTCATGGTGATCCTGTGCTTTTTGTTCAGTCTTGTCTTGGTGCGGAGCCGCAAGAGTGGCAGAAGCGAGCCTTAAACGCTGTTAGGGATGATCCTCGCGTTGCTGTGAAGTCTTCACACGGCGTAGGTAAGTCTGCTTTGCTGAGTTGGGTTATCTTGTGGTACATGATCACACGGTCTTGCCGGATTGTGTGCACTGCTAACTCTGCTAATCAGTTGAACCAAGTGTTATGGGCTGAGATCCAGAAGTGGGCCAGAAAGATGCCCAAGGGTTTACAGAACCAACTTGAGATCACCAGTGATAAGATCACGGTAAAGGGTGTAGATTCAAGCTGTCATGCGAGGGTAAGCCGGAAGGAAAACCCAGAAGCTTTGCAAGGTTTTCACCATGAGAGGATTTTATTCTGTATTGATGAGTGTTCTGGTGTAGATGATGTAATCTTTGAGGTAGCGCAGGGTGCATTGTCTACGAAGGGTTCTAAGATCCTTATGGTGGGCAATCCCACACGTAATACTGGCTATTTTTATGATGCTTTTCATAAAAACGCTCATCGTTGGAATAAGATGACGGTGAGTTGTTATGACAGTCCGTATGTGAGTGATGATTTTATTGAGGAAATGAAGGCTCAATATGGTGAGGATAGCAATATTTTCCGCATACGTGCTCTTGGTGAGTTTGGTGAGGACAGTAACGACACGTTAATTAGTAGGCATATTGTGGAGTCTGCGATTTCGCGTGAGGTTGATGCTATGAATATCTCGCCCATTTGGGGTTTGGATGTAGCTCAGTATGGGAATGACCGCTGTGGGCTTGCTAAGAGGCAGGGAAACGTCTTGTTGGAGCCTGTTAAGTCTTGGCAGGGTAAAGACCTTATGGAGACTGTGGGCTTC